GGAGGCGCGGCGACTCTTTACTATCCTATCTGGCATCTGGAAGTCGAGGATCTACTAGTACTCAAGAACAACAAGGGAACGGAGGACAATCGTGTCAGACACCTCGACTATGGAGTCCAATTCAACAAGGTTATGTACGAGAGACTGCTTTCTGGCGGAAACATCACTCTCTTCTCGCCGTCAGATGTACCGGGTCTGTATGATGCGTTTTTCGAAGATAGCGACAGGTTCAGAGAGATCTACGAAAAAGCTGAGCGCTCTACAAAAGTCCGCAAGAAGTCCATCCCCGCGATCGACCTCTTCAGCGCGTTCATGCAGGAGCGAAAGGACACTGGAAGGATTTATCTCCAGAACGTGGACCACGCTAATGACCACGGCTCATTCATTAAAGAGCTTGCTCCTATCAGACAGTCCAACCTCTGCTCAGAGATAGACCTACCTACAAAGCCGCTCAGTGACCTTCATGATCCAGACGGTGAGATCTCGCTATGCACACTAGCCGCAATCAACTGGGGAAAGATAAAAGATGGAACTGACTTTGCTCGTCCTTGCACTCTTGTCGTTCGCGCTCTTGACGCGCTACTTGATTACCAAGACTACCCCGTCACTGCTGCGCGCAATTCAACTATGGCTCGTAGACCTCTTGGCGTCGGGATTATTAACCTTGCTTATTTTCTGGCTCGGAACGACCTTACTTACCAAAATATTACTGATGATGGGTTAAAGAAGATCCACGAGTTTGCTGAGGCCTGGTCATACTACCTAATCAAGGCATCGGTCGATCTCGCTAAGGACTTTGGAGCTCCGAGTAAGTCCAGTGAGACGAAGTACTCTCAGGGCATCCTACCCATTGACACCTACAAGAGAGACGTTGACACTCTCGTAGAACCCGTGTATAATATGGACTGGAATGGACTGAGGGAGGACCTAAAGAAGTATGGCATACGAAACTCCACACTCATGGCGCTCATGCCCGCGGAAACCTCTGCTCAGATATCCAACTCTACTAACGGGATCGAGCCGCCCAGGTCTCTGGTCTCTGTTAAGCAGAGTAAAGACGGCGTTCTCAAGCAGGTCGTACCCGAAGTCAGACGCCTTAAGAAGAAGTACGATCTACTTTGGGACCAAAAGTCCCCCGAAGGCTATCTCAAGATCTGCGCCGTACTGCAAAAGTTTATCGATCAAGGTATCTCGGTAAACACTAGCTACAACCCTAAGTTCTATGACGAGGAGCAGATACCTCTCTCGACCATGCTGCAGCACGTGCTTATGTTCTATAAGTACGGCGGCAAGCAGCTATACTACTTCAACACTAACGACGGTGCAGGTGAGCTCGACGTTGGTACACCGCTCGCGCTCGGCGAGATAGACGACGAAGACTGTGAGGCATGTAAGATATGAGTGTATTTGATTCAACCAACCGCAAAGACCCTACTAAGGTACACGCGTTTTTTGACGACCCGCCGACTATTGCTCGCTACGATAAGCAGAAGTACCCGTTCCTCGAGAAGCTGACTACGCAGCAGCTTGGTTTCTTCTGGAGGCCAGAGGAGATCGACATCTACCGCGATGCAAAGGACTTCAAGGGACTAACAGTACATGAGCAACACATCTTTACTTCCAACCTCAAGCGACAGATCCTTCTCGACAGCGTACAAGGACGTGCTCCAACAGTGGCGTTCGGACCCATTTGTTCGCTACCTGAGCTCGAGAACTGGATCCTCACTTGGGCCTTCTCAGAGTCAATCCACTCAAGAAGCTACACTCACATCATCAGAAACATCTACTCCAACCCATCCGAGGTCTTCGACGGAATCCTAGATCTGCAAGAGATCGTGGACTGCGCCGGTGACATCAGTAAGTACTACGACGAGTTGATTGCTTATAATAACGACTTGGAACATGCAAAAAATTTAGGTCAAAAGATTCTTCATGCAAAGTATGAGCACAAGAAAGCTCTATGGTTGACACTCATGTCAGTCAACATCCTCGAGGGTGTTCGCTTCTATGTCAGCTTTGCCTGCTCTTGGGCGTTCGCCGAGCTGAAGAAGATGGAGGGCAACGCCAAGATCATTAAGTTGATTGCTCGTGACGAGAACCTACACCTTGCCGGTACTCAGCAGCTACTGAAGGTACTCGTCACCGATGATCCGGACTTTGCTAAGATCCGCGAGGAGACTAAGGATGAGTGTATCAAGATGTTCCGCGATGCGGCCGAGCAGGAGAAGGCATGGGCTCACTATCTGTTCAAGGATGGGTCGATGATCGGTCTGAACGAGACCTTGCTTAATGACTACGTCGAGTGGATATGCAACAAGCGCATGACGGCAGTCGGTCTGCCCGTTATATATAAGAACGGATCTAATCCCCTACCGTGGACGCAGAAGTGGATTAGCGGCGCAGAGGTGCAGGTCGCACCGCAAGAAACAGAGATCACCAGCTACATAGTTGGTGGCGTAAAGAAGGATGTATCTGATGAGACTTTTAAGGGCTTCTCTCTATAGCTTACTACTACTCACGTCTGCTGTATTTGCAGCAGAGCAGCAACCACCAAAGCCAGTAGCTTCATGTGCAGCACAGGTGCCATATGGAACACCTTCAACCGCAGCTAATCATCCAGTTATCTGCCGTACTGCTTATATCCTGGAGCATGATCCGGTCGCTAAGATCCCGAATTGGGTTGCTTGGACTCTTACTCCTGATCACGCGATTGGCTGCGTTGCTCGCAGTAATGCTTTCGCTACTGACCAATCTCTACCTAATGGAGCCCGCTCTACGCCCGCTGATTACGCCCATTCTGGCTACGATCAGGGTCATCTAGCAAACGATGCCGACATGTCGTGGGACGACCAAGTAGAGCACGAGTCCTTCTACATGTCGAACATGTCTCCTCAGCTTCCATCAGTCAATCGCGGCACTTGGAAGAACTTAGAATCCGCGGAGCGCGCGTGGGTTTATTCTTCTAAGCATCCGTTTACCATCTATGCCGGCAACGTGTACTCTTCATCCTCGAAGACTATCGGTGACGACAAGGTGGTAGTACCAGACTCACTATTTAAGATCCTTACTGACAACACTACCAAGAAGACATATGCATTCCTGTTCCCACACAAGGACGGGTTAGATTCAGACTTTACTAAATATCAGGTAACTGTCGCCGACGTTGAGAAGGCGAGTGGAATTACTTTCCCAGTACCCGATTCTAAGACAGCAAAGAATCCTGTACCTGCGGCTGACCTTAAGACTATTGCAGCGGATAAGAAGAAGCAGTGTAAGGAGTAGCAGATGAAGACTAGACAATTCAAGTGCGAGAGCTGCGAGGAAGAATACGAGCTCGTCTGGGATAGTGAGGAAGAACCAGAGTATTGCCCGTTCTGCGCAGATCTCAACGAGGATTGGGATGATGAAGACGATGACGACTTACTCGACGAAGAGATCGATGAAGACGAATGAGCTATGACAACCCGTGGTTATACAACGGGAACGTCGTGGACTCTGAACTACTTGATGATTATCTGGGATTCGTTTATAACATAACAAACCTTACTAATGGAAAGAAGTACATCGGCAAGAAGTTGCTGAAGCGTACTAAGACGCGTCAGGTCAAAGGCAAGAAAAAGCGCTCTCTGGTAGAGTCTGATTGGAAAGACTACTACGGCTCTAACAGAGAGCTTGCATCTGACGTAGAGACTATGGGCATACATAACTTTAGGAGAGAGATAGTAAGACTCTGCAAGACTAAGGGTGAGTGCAACTACCACGAAGCCAAGCTTCAGTTCTCACTCGACGTCTTAGAGAGGGAAGACTACTATAACTCATGGATCATGTGTAAGGTACACAAGAAACATATTCCTAAAACACCGTAGGTACAAATGAATAAGATAGTACTGACAGGTTTCTTTGGTCTACTGTTGGTATGTAAAGTTGAGGCAGAACCAAAGAAAGAAGTAAACGCTTCTTGGTACGAGAAGGGAAAGAAGACGGCGAGCGGAGAGAACTACGACCCAGACGGTCTGACTGCCGCTCACCCGACCTTCGCCTTTGGTACCGTACTTAGAGTTACTAACCCGAAGACCGGAAAGGTCATAACGGTCATAGTAAACGACAGGGGTCCGTTCATAAAGAACAGACAGCTTGACCTATCGAGAGGAAGCGCTATAGCACTCGGGTTCTTTCACACTGGCACGGCTAAGCTACTGATTGAAAATCTTGGAAAACTTAAGAAGGATAAACAATGAGCACTCCGGTAAATTATGGTAACATCATCTCTGAAGTCCAGATGAATCAAGACGAGATCGACTACGTTCAGAAGTGCATCAAGGAGATGCCAAAGGACGGCATCATGGTCGAATGGGGATCGGGTGGATCAACGTGCGCTTGGCTAGACGTTTTATCTGAAAAGCAGCAGCTCATCAGCGTAGAGCACACAGAGAACTGGTACAATAGGGTAAACCGCGCGATTAAGGCACACTTCGGCGACGCAGGTGATAAGTTTACGTTCTACCATATTCCAGAGAAGTTCATCGAGCACGGCTACGGCTCACTTATAGAAGAGCACCCATGCGGCACCGACGACTACCTGATGCCGCCAGACGATCGCTGGTGGAACGCTGACATCTTCTTTATCGACGGCATCGCGCGAGCAACGTGCGCGCTGGTTACGCTGCTCAAGCATAAGAAGAAGGACCCGGTCATCTTCATTCACGACTTCGTCGGCCGCGAAGACTGGTACAGCTGGGCCTCTCAGTTCTTTGACATTGAGATCGCCGGTGACGTACTCAAGAAGTCTACACTCGTACGTCTGCACATAAAGTAATAAATACCCTACCAGACTGGTAGGAAAATAAATTGCTAAAGTACAAAGTGCAGAACTTCTACGGCTCCCAAGAAAAACATGACCTACAGCTAGTCAGACTGGTTCTCGATACGGAAGACCTCGATGAGAGGGAAGCGCTCGAGAACGGCTGGCTATTCTGCAAGGAGTGGTATCAGTGCAGAAGCACGCGCATCAACGTAGCTGAGTATAAGTCTAGACCAAAGAAGTACGAGGTAGATATATTGCCGTACACCAGTCTAGCAGTAACTTCGACAGTCACTAAGATATACTCGCAGTACCTAGACTACAAGAAGTTTGACGAGCACTATGAGATATTCGTAGACCTAGGAAGGACCAACTGGCTCATACTGAAGGACGAGGGTGAGCCGGTAGCCTTCACTAAGTTCAACAGGTACAACGGCGGCATCGAGAGTCAGTTCACCGCGTGGAACTATCACAGGCCCAAGCTCAGCATCGGCAAGGTCATAGTCGACTACGAGGTCGACTACGCAAGGATGCTCGGATACGAGCACCTGTATATCGGTCAAGGATACGAGCTCGGCAGCGGGTACAAGGCTGACTTTGCGGGGTTCGAGTGGTGGACCGGCAGTGAGTGGTCCAGAGACAAGGAACTCTACAAGAAACTATGCGCTAGAGACTCACAA